AAAAAATGAAAATAATATAGATAAAACAAAAAATACAAATATCACAAAAAATGAAAATATTAAAAATGAAAATAATATAGATAAAACAAAAAATGAAAATATTAAAAATGAAAATAATATAGATAAAACAAAAAATACAAATATCACAAAAAATGAAAATAATATAGATAAAACAAAAAATACAAATATCACAAAAAATGAAAATATTGCTAATATTAATATAGATAAAACAGAGAATGTTGATAATAGTATTAATGTAAATAATGTTAATAAGATCACTAATACTGATATGAAAGTCAAAAATGAAACAAATGACTTAAGTAAAAATATCACAATAGAAGATAGTGCTAACACGAATAACATAATTAATGTGCAGAAAATTCAAAACCTTCAAGTTGAAAATCTTGAAGTTAAGCAAGAAGATAATGAAATAATCGAAAACATTTTTAATAATGGTGATGTTAATAGTATTGAAAACAATAATGTTAATGAAATAAAAATCATAAATAAGAATATTAAAAAGATTAATTCGAGAATCACTAACAAAGAAGTTGAATTAGTAATTGCTACGAAAGTTGGAGCTATTGAGAAAGTATCTGAAATTAATGAAACAATTGAAAATTTAGTACAGAAAAAAAATACATATAAAGAACGAATTCGTGAAATTATTAATTCAAAAGTTAATGTGAAATCATCGAAAAATACAGCAAGAAAAGTTAAACAAATTACTAAAACATCAGATGTTTATGAAGATGAAAAAATAAAAAAAGAAGATACTATCGTTCAATCAAACAAAGATGTAAAGGAAATGACTGCACAACAATTAAATGAAAACTTTGTGCAACAAACAAAGATGCAATTAGGAATATCACAAAATAATAATCAAAATGTAAATGTTAATCCTATAAGTAATCATAATATAAATAACTATAATGCGAAGAATTATGATTCTGATAATCTTCTCAACAGTTTTGAACATTGACGAGGTCCATAATGGCAATAGAATATGCATATCCTACAGATATAACAGACGACCAGTTTGAACATCGCCATGTAAAAATTTATGTAAAAATGGCTAGTAGTAGTAAAGATTCTGCATCTGCATTAAGTAAAGCATATGATGATGATAGTTACATTTCTAGTTTTTTAAAATCAGCAGAATCAACTATGACTGAAATTAGTAAAAATCTTGATTCTTGGTCGCGATCATCTGAAGGAGAAACAGAATCAGTAATAGTTTTACCTTTACCTAACTCATTTGTAGATTCTCAAAATCATGGTTGGTCTGTAGAAACTGGTGTACTTGGTGCAATTGGTGAATCTATGATGAGCGCTAATTTAGCATCTGGTATTACAAGCCTTACACGTATGATACCACAATTAAAAAACAGTACTGGCAGGATTGGTGGAGGTATAAACAAAGGATTGGATATTATTGATAGTTTCACAGGTGATATTACTGTTAATAAAGTTCTTGGTTCTAGTACTTCTTCTATGGGTTTAAGAAAACCAATGATTGACCCAGGTTATTTCCAGAATTATTCAGGTAGTACACCTAGAACATTTTCGATGGAATATATGTTTATCCCAAGAAATAAAACAGAAGCAGAAACTATATTAACTATCATTACTAAATTAAAACAATATTCTTCACCGTCAAAATCAATAAACGGTGTAAGTATTAAAGCACCTTCATTCTTTAAAATTGACATTAGTAATAATTATATAAAACCACTTATTAATATGGATAGAGTTGTTTTAACTAACATTTCTGTCGATTATGGTGCCGATGGGTTTATGCAACAAACTGGTGATGGTATTCCTAAACAGATATCATTATCTCTACAATGGGCTGAAGTTGATATGAAAACATTACAAGACTATAATACTAAACCTGGAGGTTAATAATGGCTTATACACATTTAACTAACTCATTGTTAAACTTTGCAAACATAGAATCAACTAAATATATCTTTAAAGATTATTTTTCTGTAGACATAAAAGGTATCTATGAAATGGTCCAAAATGATACTGACTTACTGTATGATTGGTATCAAATAAATGACAATTCAACACTTGAACAAGTATCTCAAATTCTATATAACAATGCTAGTTTTTGGGACATTTTATTAATTATTAATCATAAAAATGCATTATTCGATATGCCTTACGAATATGACCAATTAGTCGCAAGTGTTGAAACACAAATTCAGAACTATATAACACAGTTTAGAAATGGCAATTCATTATCACAATCAACATATGATGCTATGTATAATAAATTATTATCTGATAGTCTTGATAATAATGAACAATTTAGGGTTATTAAAATAGTGAAACCATCTAAAATAAATGTATTCATACAAAAATGTTATGAATTAGGATATATAACTTAATGTCTTTTGAAAAAATATTTAATAACACATCTTTACTTAAAAACGTACAAGTAAAAATCGATGATTTTGTTGTACCGAAAGATGATGTCTTGACTATCGAAACTAAATATGACTTCTTTAATTTTCCAATAATCACAACACTGAAGATTAAAGATTCATTCGATATGTTTAACTATCAAATTAAACCTAAAGAAAAAAATCTAATCACTATTTCATTAACAGATATCACAGATGAAAAAATACACAAAACATTCATTATTACTGATTATGTTGTTAATATGTCAAACGAACGATTTAAAGTAGTTACTATTCACGGTGTAGATGAAATCTCTTATATACTTAATACATCATATATAAGCAAAAGCTTTAATGATACACCGGTGTCTGCATTTAAACAATACGTTGATAATCTAAAATTATCTGATATTATGACTAAAAACAAAATATCTATCGACGATAATGATACTTCTGAATCGACTAATTTTGTTGTACCTCAAAATGAATCAGTACTTGATTTTTTCTTATATCAGTTAAGCAAAGAAAACATAAGAATGTGGCAAGATAAAAAAAATATACACATTAAAGAAGTTAAACCTAGTACACTACCAATTGCAAAAGGTCCTAATGGTGATTTAATATTTAAAAATAATACACTTAATAATGAATATATAGCAAAAATACATGAAATTCAAATGACTATTAATGCATCTGGGCATTTAAATTTAGTTAAACCAATAGACGAAATTTATAAGTTTTCTACTGACAAAACTATTGTCTCTGAGACTATAAATATTAAAGATTATGCATCAGAATTGAAGTTAAATAATTTCGATTCAAGTTCTTTACAAATAACAAACGGCACAAGATTTAATACTAATGAATTAATTACTGATGGGTTTCAAAAATATCAATTATTTAATTCATATATGTTAAATAATGAAACGTCAATAGTTACGGCTGGTTCACTTAAATATTCGAATGTTGGTACTATTGTTAAAGTAGAATTAAAAGGTAACCCATTATTTGAAGAATCAACATTAAAAGGAGATGAATTTTCTAGTGGGAAGTATTTTGTATCATCAGTTGTTGATAAAATTATCGGTGACAAATTGATGCAAAAGTACACATTAAATAGAATAGATTTTATGACAAAAGGATAATAAATGTTGCTACATAGAGGTGTAATAGAAGATAATAACGACCCAGAAAAATTAGGTCGTTTAAAAGTTAGAATTTTTGGTTTACATACACCAAAAAATGAAAATGCAGGAGAAGACTTCAACTTCATTAAAACAGATGACTTACCTTGGGCAGAATTAATGGGTAGCACAGAAAACTCATTAAATAATGGAATTGGTTTAACAAGTATACCAAGAAATGGCACATGGGTATGGTGTATTTTAGATCATAACAATCCTAATAAACCAATCGTAATCGGTACAATCATTGGCAAAACAACTAACAAAACTCTTTATTCTAATGGTCAAGGTTTTAATGACCCTGACGAACTATACCCATTTGAAGCCAGAACTAATGAATCAGATATTAATCGTCTTGTGAGAAACGAAAAACTAACTGATACATATTATGATAAAAATATTCCTAATTCTGATTATTCAGCTGGTGATACAACACCATTCAATATCATTAAATCAAACCTAGACAAAGTAGAAGGTGTAACTGATAGTGTTACTGGTGCAGATGTTTCGCAAACTGAGCCTGATCCTTTAAATGATAAATCAGAATATCCAAATGTAACTATTAATGAAACACCTTCAGGACATGTTATTGAAACAGATGATACTGAAGGTAATGAAAGAATTAGAGTGTACCATAAGACAGGCAGTTATATCGAAATTAGACCAGATGGTTCATTTATTCAAAAAACTGTTGATAATAGTAATGGGAAAGATGCAATTTCTCATTTTATACACTTGACAGAAATTAATGAGCACATTAAAAAAACAGTAAAACGATATTTAGAAGATGATTTACAAGAAATTATTAAAGGTAATGTCCTAAAAAGTATAGATAAAAATCTTAAAGAACACGTAAAAGGTGCAATCACTATCACATCAGACGGTAATTTAGAAATCAAAAATGATGTACTTATAACAGGAAATTTGAAAGTTACTAAGAAAATCGGCTCAAATAGTGATATTACTTGTGCAGGTGATTTATCAGATAATATTGGTGTTTTATCACAATTAAGGGATAAATATGATGCGCATTTCCATATCGGTAATTTAGGTATTCCAACAGCAACACCTATTGAAACAGATCCAAGATCTCCATTATCACCTGTTGATGTAACAATTATGGAAAAATAATATGTCTTTAAATTATGCTTTACTTTCAAGTAATATGAATGATACTTATGATTTTTTAAAAAATGATTATGATACTCATGGTGTAAATCAAAAACAATTTCCAAAAGATCCAGGAACTACGTGGATGTATGATTTTTGTACCAATTATGACACGTATGCGCAAACAGCAACTTTTAATCCACCAGCTGTTTCTATGATAAGTTCTCCAAGTTTATTAAACTTTACTAATAAAACGATGGGTACTGTTATATCTGAATATTGGGCAGCTCAACTTATACAAGGAACACCATCTTATTGTTCAAGTATATCATCAATATCTAATGATGCTTCTAAAATAGCTTCGCCAATCGATGATTATTTAGCACAATTAGGTATTATGAATGAATCTTCACCATATTATGAACATCTATTTTCATTTATCGAAAATCAAGTAAATTCAATAATTTGGACAATATCAGAAAGTGGTAGTAATTGTAGTTCTACATATAGTGCAGTAGTAACCTGATATAAATAGTTTTTAAACAAGGAAATTTTTCATGGCTTTATATACAGACTATAGAACATTAGCTACAACAGTAACTGATGCACATGCTATTAATAATGCTATTAAGAACATATTATTTACAAAAATCGGTTCAATGCCCGGGAAACCAACATTCGGTTCTAATTTATATAAAGTGACATTTAATCCACTTGATCATGTGACTAAATCTTTGATAGCTGAATATATTAAAGAAGCCTTAAAGAAATGGGAAAAACGAATTATAGTAACAGGTGTAGTTGTTAAAGATGTACCCGAATTCAATAAAGCCATAGCAACAATTTCTTATTCTTATACTGATAAAGGTCTTGAAGTTGATGAACAAATCTCGGTTGGCTTACTCCAGTAATTATAAATAATAAAACATAAAATAGGAATCAATATGGCAGACATAAAAGAAACAGCACCATTTAATTTTGATGAGTTATATAATGGTGTAAAAACAAAATTTGATGAAAAAGGATACGATACAGCAGAAGGTTCAAATGTTTCCCAATTAATAACTGCTATGTCATATTTGACAAGTATGTTGAATGTTAATACTGCAGGTAATATAAATGAAACTCTTTTACCTTTAACAACACGTAGAGATAATGCATTACAAAACGCAAGAGCTCTAGGTTACGAAATACAACATAAAAAATCTTTCAAATATAACTTAACTATTCGATTGGGTGAAGGTACAAACATCATCCCCAAATATACTGAATTTACTTATGGCACTAAAAAATACTACTATATGGGTGATCAGTTAACAATCGAAAATAATAATCTTAACGATGGTATTAATGATTCTATTGATATCACTGTAATAGAAGGTAATTTATTCAAATATATTGATAATCCAAATGAATTGTCTGTTACTACGACGAATGTTGCTGATGATTCAAAACAGAATTTATCGTTAACATTAAAATTCTTAATGGACGCGAATTTAGTTCTTGAAAAATACACAGAATTTGTAATTGATGGTCAAACATATTATTACCTTGATTCACAAATAGAAAAATTAGGTGCATCAGCTGGTGATACATTTAAAATTACCGTTTCAAAAGTAGTACTTCCTAAATATGTTACAACAATTAAAAATATTAATGAATATTCCGTCAATGGAAACCCTATTTTAACAGTTGATTCGTTTATTAGTACGACTATTCCACAATATTTTATTGATGTTCCATATATTGATGTAGAAGAAAATGGTATTGAAATGTTCGTTACTAGCTTCAATGAAAATAATGAAGTTAATGTTAAAGAACCATATACACAAGCTGATAGATTCTTAATTGAAACTGATTTTTCAATCGGTAAACAATATATGCGCTTGGATAATATCGAAAATAGAACACCAAGATTATATTTTAAATTAGCTGGGGTTGGTGCTGGTTTAAGGGTAGGTACAATCGTTAATATGAATGTTTTAACTACTTCTGGCACAGATGGTGCGATTTATGATATTACAGATGTTCTTCAATTAAAATACACATTATCTAATAACATGTCTGTTAGTAAAATTTCTTTATTATCAGATGGGCAAGATGAAGAAACCATACAATCTATTATCGACAATGCTGCAAAATTTAATAATTCAGCTAATAGAATCGTATTAAAGACTGATTATGAAACATTTTGCAACAGACAAACATCAATTAAAAACTCTAAAGTTTGGGGTGGAGATGATGAAGTTCCTAAATCACCAGGTCATATATGGTTTAGTTTTATGCCTAGTACATACCCAAGAAACTTTACTAGTAATGCAAATAATGACAATTATATTTTAGATAATTCTAATAATGTAAGTTGGGATTATACATTAGACGTTGAAGACCCTGTTGAATTTGATGCATTAAATACTATGTATGAAAACAACCAAATATTTTATTCAAGTCATTATTTAGAAGATACTGAGATTCGTTCGAATACTTATAATAGTGATCAGCAGCTTATTAACTTAGGTGTATGGGATAAATTAGACAACTATAAGATACCTACGATGGAATTCCATAATAGACACCCTATATTTGTTGATTATGAATATGACATTTCTGTTCTTAAATATAACATCGATGATTTAGTACCTGAAGTTAATTCAAATGTGTTTAATGCAATTGATACATATTTTAATGGGGATGATTATTTCACTGGTTATAACGATTACTTAAAAATGGAAGAGTTTGGTTCTGAATATTTTCAAAGTTCATTAGAACGTAGAATAGATTATGTTTTAACAGATGCTTCTGGTTTTAATATTAATACATCAACTAAAATTCAATTAACAGCTAAAAACATTTCAACTGAAAATTATAGCACTGACTTAAGGGACATATTTATTCCTTTATCAGTACCACTTGAAAATTATTTTGATGAAAATGGATTCTTAATTATCGATAATATGCCTAATATTGATACGACTAATTTTGTTTCATTCGGTTTACCTAACGAAACTATTAAAAGTCTATATGTTGATTGGCCACAAGAAGATACTACACAACAAGTTGATCTGACTAATTTGCCGTTAACACATATTAATAATGAAGCAATCGTTGCACCAATTAGAATGACTGATAACACATCATATACTATAACAGATGCTAATATTGTTTCTACATTTAATTCAGGTAATAAATCATATATTACATTTGATAAATCTTTAGTTGTTCCAGATGACCCAACTGGATTAGATAATGCTGATGTTACTGATTACACATTTGATAATGTTGAAATTAGGTATAATGGAACTACAATGGAATATGGTGTTGATTGGGATTACCAATCAGATATTAGTTCAATTATATTATTACATGGCAATGTTATTACTTCATTAAGTTTAAATGATGAATTTACAATCACATCTAATGTGTTATGTGGACATTATACAATATATAATTCTTATAAGAAATACATTATTATTCAACTTTATATTAACGCGAATCAATATTTTGAATCACCACAAAACATATTGGATGACATTAATGGTGTTGTAAATAGTACATTCGGAACAAATGTTAATGTATCAGGTGTATCGAATTTAACTACGCCTAAATCATACTTAACATCAAGTGTGAACTGTAACTTATATTTCACAACTAACGATGGTTATTATTTGACGACTGATGGTTATGCAACAGCTGACGAATCGATGATGAATCCAAATGCTACAATCGTTAAGCATGTATCACCTGCAAGTTATACATCATCACCATTACTTATGGAATATTTCAGAGTTAATAGATATTTGAATTTAACATATCCTTCTAATAATATGTCATTTAGTAGAAATGTTATCCCAAGATTACAACGTGTAACATTTAATTAAGGATAAATTATGGATTTAAAAAATATATTTGATTCGATTATACCTGAAAATATTAAGGATGTTCAATTAGTACAAGATGCTATGGATATTTTTATTCGAATAATTGAAGAAAATTCTCAAATCGCTATAGATATAAAGAACATATATGATAATAGATATGATAATAATGATTCTGTTATAGTTCAAGATTCAAAGAAAATATTGCGTGAAGCAATGTTGAATACATATATGACATCACTATATAATGTCTTAAAACAAGCACAACGTGATAGTACATTAAAAACTAAATTAGATAATTCTAATTTTAAGTATATGCCTTTAGCGCAAGAAGCAGCTCAACTTATTAATGATGAATATTTTATAACGAATAAGAATTTCAAAGAACGAATTGGTACTGAAGCGGCATTAAATTATGCACATAATTTAGGTAAGTTTTTAGAATCAAATGAAATTACATCAGGTATTAAACTTACTGAAGTTCAACCAATGCATTTCGAAGTAGAAGGTAGTTTAGTAAGAGAATTGTATGAGTCATTTGTAAAAGAGTTAGCACATCCGATTGGATTTACTTACAATTATTTTCAGACGACATCAAAAACGATGCAAGATAATTATGGGTTAGATATTATTTATGATATTACAAACCTAAAATTACAGAGTTTAGATGGATTATACCACATATTTTTACAAGAACACCAAACAACATCAGGTGTAATAAATCAAAGTGTTATTGACAGTTTTTTGTTAATAAATAACCCTTTAACCGGTGAAAAATTTAATATTGATGAAATATATGAACAAGTAACAGTTTTTTATGAGAAAGAAATAATAAACTTTATTGATACATCATTAGAAAATGATCAAGTGAGAAATAAAATTCAAATAACATTTTCTGATGGTTCTGTGTTAACTAGAATAGCTAATCCTGTTCAAGTTTCATATGTCAATTCATCTAATATCGAAATATATGACTATTCAGCTATATGGACATTATTCGCTGATTATAGTTCCGATTATAACTTCCTTACAACGGATACATTTAGTATACAGACAATTTCTGTTGATAATATGTTGACACCAACTGTATAAATAATTATTAAAAAGGATATTAAAATATGGCAACAAATGACGGTTTTTCACCATACGGTGTAAGATTACCTGCAGAAGATGCAGTAAAAGCAATAATTAGAGCACATAACTTAACAACTGAATTAGAATACTATGTAAGATATAGATCTTCACCAAATGCTCCAATTTATAGTCCTGGTGATGCTGCATCTGATAAAACATTATATAGTTCTGATGATGGTGTTAAAAATGGTGATTTATGGTTTAATGAAACTAATAATAAGACATATAGAGCATATTTAATACAGGACCCCATAGACCCTACTGTAGCTAATTTAATGTGGATTAATGAGTAATATGGTTAAAGAACAATACGCAGGTATAAAAGGTTATTTTAAAATTCAGTCTTTAGATAATAAAGATAATGTTATATCTGAATGGGCAGAAAATAATATGATTATGAACGGTGCTCGTTCAGTAATGATGAATATTTTTGCTAATTTACATGCTAATTTGACACCTAATGACCCATTTAATTATGAGGCAGAACCATTACCATTTATTGATAAGATTATACTAGGTGTAGATGGTTTTGATATTAATACTGGATTAGTAAAAACTTATGATAAGTTCAGAACACAATTGTTTTCTGAAGAATTGGGTTCATATACACATGAAAAGAATTTTTTATTAAGTGGATTACCTAATAATCATCCTTATGTGTATGACCCTGCAACATTTACTAAATCTGGAGCAGTAGACCAAACAATATTAGTAGAAGAAAATGGGAGTACAGTAACATTCTCTTTTGACTTATTAACAGGTGAAGGAAACGGTACAGAAGATGAATCAATTGGTGTAAAATATAGTGAAGCTGGATTGTACGCAAATGGAACATTATTTGCAATGCGTACATTTAATGAGCAAGAAAAGAATAGTACTGTTAAATTAAGAATTATATGGGCGATTACTTTTTAAATTTTGTTCTATTATATTTAAAATAATCGTATTTAATTTCAATATTTAATTCGTGTTCGGTAGATTCATCTTGTGTATCTAAAAATATGTCACTTATTGATTCTAAATGACACCCATAAAATTCAATAGTGAATAAATGATTACCTTTATTATTTGAAATATCGATGAAGAAATCAAAATCAATATTTGAAAATGTGCCATTATCTACTGATATATGCTCGTTTATTACTTTCATAAACTCATCGTATATTAAAAAATCCTCATCTATTAACATATCAATAGCTAATATGTGAAAACTAATAGTATCAGACGCAAAATTTATAGGAGCTGAATGTCTAGCACCAGATTCTATATTTCCGAAGTCCATCCCTGGAATATTTAATGATGTCAAATAAAATGGTACTTTTTTGAATTTTGCACTACCACCAACCCAATTGGTTTTTTGTGCTAAGTTATTAATATTCATACTTTTTTACCCCAAGTTAACTAATTATATATTATAATTATTTATATCGAACTAAAGGAGTGTTTTAATGCAAGAAGAATATATATATGAAAAAAGTTTAGGTGTAAAACCTAAAACTCTACAAAATGTACAAAATGTACAAACACCACGCACAACTAAAATTAAACACAATTATACAAATGAAATGGAATTGAAGTCATTACTGATAAGAATCAATAATAGAAATGATGAAAATATAAATGACACACATAATAATAAAAAGATTAATAAGTACATTAAATGGTATGTGAAATTACTTAAAATCAAGTATAAATTACCTAACAATAAAAGGTGTGTAAAAAATAAACTTAAAAATGTTATTATCAGATTAAGTGAACAAACTTTAATAGATGATGAATCATTTGAAAAGTTTGGTGAAATTATCTTATTAATGATTAAAAATATTTTAAGAAAACCACAATTTTCTAGTTATACATATCGCGATGAATTTTATTCAGATGCAGTATACAAAATTTTAAAGTATTCACATAACTTTAATCATAATAAAATATCGAAAATAACATTTTTGCCAGTTAGCTCATTCGCATATATTTCACAAATTATTCATATGAGTATTTTATATATTATTAATACTAAGAAAAGTGAATTAGAAAAACTTAAGAAACAGTTCGGCTTGGAACATCTTAAACATAACTTAACTCTTAAAAGTCAAGAATATCTAAATACATCATTTTATATCAAGAAAAACATAAATGATTCATTTTTCGAATTCAATGTTGACCTTGATCTTAGCAATAAAACACTTGAAGAAGCATTACTTAATATCAAAACACACTATAGTGTAAATGTTATTTATGCTCCTGATACTATTCTTTATAGAACAAATGATGAAGAAAAAATAAACAATTTATTAGAAAAATATAATCATAATATAGCTGTTATTGAACATGATGATGAAATCGAAGATACTAACAATATTTTCCTTGTATCTACAGAGATATCATTGTATGAATTATTAAAAACAATTAATGATAATTATAGATTAAATATTTATTATCCAGAAGATTATGTAATTGAATTCGATGAGTACAACAAAATCAAACATCTTCTTGATAGCAAAATGAGTATCATGAGAAAAACTCCAGAAAAATCTGAAGTAGAGGAGAATATAAATGATGACAATTTATGATGAAAAAGATTATCCAAAATTAGTAGCAGAAGTATTAAAATTCATAGAAGAAACTAAACTACATCATCCAGAACTATCATTAATTGATATTATTTTTGACTTTAGTTTCCAATATGATATAGCTGTGGAATGTGTAGGAGATGCAATAAATGACGATATTTATTTTAAATCATTTATTGCTAAAGATTGTGAATTACACAATAATATTAAAAATGAAACTGATTGGTAATTAATCAATTATAAGGTTCAATATTATATTCCTTGAATAATTCTTTAAGTTTAATAGTTATTTTTTTAGATTTAGGATATTCAGGGAATTTTGCTTTTTTATCGTAAACTTTTTTTAATTTGTTATAATTACGTTTAGACACAATAGGTTCTTTAACATTTTCGCTCGGATGAATGTATTGATATGTGGGTTGTTTATAATAAGAAATAAGTGATTCTAAGAATTCTATTCTTTCTTGTACATTTTTTGGCTGAATATATCTTCTAGTATTATTCCATATTTTACCTTCTAATACATTACATGACCTACATAATACACCTCTAATTAATCCAGCACCATCTTCACCAATAACTTCTCTAGCTATTTTATGTTGGTGATCTAATGAATAACCTGTACATTCATTAATTTGTTCATTGCATAATGCACATCTATTATTTTGCTTTAATAATATTTCATTTCTTATTCTAGATACATCAATCGCTTTCAATTGAATTAATTCCATTTTTCCCCATTATTTTTGTTTACATTACTATATTTATATTATATGATAGATTTATAAATTAAATTATGTGTACTTAAAAAATGATTAAAATATTAAAAACAAAAAATATTCATATATATATATATTGTTAAAGATGATATATACAATGGTAGACATGCCGAGAAGTCATTATTTAATAGTGTAGAACATTTAATATCATTTTATGTTAAATATAACGAAATTAAATGGTGGAAAAATTCAGATACTTGTATTGAAGATAGGTCTAATACACTAATAGTATAACTAGAAGAATCAGAATTCGATAATTATTTTGCTGAATATTTAATATAAGGAATAAATATGCAAAAATCAAAATTTTCACGTGGGTTATTAGATACAACAATTTCTATGATGATGTCTAATCCAGAATTTAAAAGAACATACTTATTTTATGCGTGTGTACTTGGCAAATGCTCTATCACCATCGATTATACATTACCTGCACCAACAGGTGTATCATTTAATGTAGACCATTACATTATGTACGTTAATCCTGATAAATTTGATGAATATAACTCATTAGGTCGATTAGCTATTATTAAACATGAAATGTTGCATATTATTCATGGTCATATTGGTAGAAAGATGAATCGCGTCATTAACATATGGAGATATGCTACAGATTGTGCTATTAATCAGTTAATTGATAAAAATCATTTACCTAAAAATGGTATTACTCCTTTAACATTTATTAATAACGGTATCGATGTTGATTACGATCAAACAGCTGAATATTATTATGACAAAATCAAAGATTATGATATAGGTGACGATGGTGGTGTTATGAGTACACATAATACATGGGAAGAATCACAAGGTGATGAAAACTTACAGAAAGATATAACTAAAAAAATCATTGAAGATGCAATGACATACACTCTTAAACATGCTGGTTCATTACCTTGTGATATTAATGATCTTATTAAATTACATGCAAGAGCATCTGAAGTTAATTGGCGAAGTGTCTTACGTAATATTATTAGTAATAAGAAAACTAATACAAGACGAACTATTATGAGAAGAGATCGTCGTATGCCTGGTCGTAAAGATGTTAAAGGTAAAACGAAAGATAGAACATTCGATTTATTAGTCGTTGCTGATGTTAGTGGTTCAATGAGTGATAAAGCATTAAATGATACTATCGGAGAAGTTAGACATATATGTAATTGTACTGATACTACGGTTAATCTAATTCAAATCGATACTGTAGCACATGCACCTCAAGAATTAACAAAAAATACAAAAGTATTTTCACGAGAAGGCCGTGGTGGTACTGATATTTTCCCAGCTATCGCTAAAGCTAATGAATGTAAAATACCTTACGATGCTATTGTAGTCTTAACAGATGGTTGGTTATATAGTGGTGAAGTTCAAGAATTTAGTAATTTAAATAAGAAAGTTATATGGTTAATTGAGCCAACAGGTAGTATTGTAGAGACCATGAATAGTGGTAAAATGCAAGCATTCAAACTTAAAAATAAGTGATTTTATCTTTAATAGCACACATTATTAGACCTTTTATATTAAAAATTTTTATAAATATAAAAGTATAAATATATAAAGGTTTAATAATGGAAAATCTAATAATAAAATTTGTTGAAATGATGACAGTGGGAAATGTTTCACCAACGATAGGTTTAGCTATAATTATAATAATTTTACTTGTGTTATTATATACGAAGATATTTTCTAAGTTACCAAAAAATGAAAATTTTGAGGAGCATGTACAAAAAATTAAAGAAAATACAAGAATTGAAGTAAATAAAACCAAAGTTAAAAGTGATATTATTTTAAAAAGATTGGATAATATTACACAAAAAATTAATAATGTTGATTTAATATCCGATAATAATATTAAAGAACTTAAAGACATACAACATGATATTACATATATTAAACAAATTCTAGATCAATTCCATGGCCATTTGATGTATAATCGCAGTAGTGATAAGTTTGGCAATAGGGAGTTAAAGTGATGACAAAAGCAACAGAACGTTATAAAAACTTTTTATATAATTATCAATTTCATTCTAATAGTATCGGTTTTAGAATTGAATCTAGTAAAGCATTGGAAAAATTTAAAAATGTACAAGCATTTCAATTAAATCAAATTGGTAATGGCAGGTTTTATTTTAATCAAGATCGTAGAGAAATTTTATTATTGGAATATGATTTATGGTCAAGATTTTTAACAGAAACAGAAAACTTCTTTATCGATATGTTATGTGATCATAAAAAACCAAAGTTTGATATCGAAAGTGTTGAAATGATAATTGAATTGGCTAATAAAACCAGTGACAAAATTGAAACGATTATATTTAATGATCATAAAGATTTCTTTGATTCTATGTTTACTGAAATATGGGGTAAACTACATAAAGAAGTGTCAGCATTTATTCTGCTTGAATTAACTAAACTTATCGACAAAGATTTCATTGTGGTATTTAAACGAATCGCTGATGTTATTGTTGAATCAATGCAATATACATTAATTGAAATTTATGAATTACATTCTATAAAATGTAAAAAATACGCTAATGAACAAATATGTAAACGTTGTCCATTATCAAAAACATGTGATATTCATACGCCGTTTTTAGTAATTAATGATTATATTTCAACTGATGCTGTGTTATCACGAATAGACATATACAAAGAATATTTCAACATAAGTAAAGTGTTTATCAAAAATTACACTGAACATTTAATAAGTCCTTCATTAATAGAAAAAATCGAAGCAAAAAATATAACAATAGACTTTAAGAAAACAATAACTGAACAATAAGCGAGAATCAATGGATAAGATAGAAGAGAAAGATTTATATGTTAATAAGACATATTATTTCGTTAGTAATCTAGGCATTATTAAAATCATATATACAGGTTGTAAAAAATTAAGTCATAAAACACAATATAGGTTCAAACTTTGTTCAAATAATAATACAAGAACACTTGAAAGTCTTGATTCACTTACTGATAATGAAGAAGCCGCCTCATTAAAATATGTTATAATAATGCGTAAAAATTACTATGAAAATCGGTGTAACTTAGAATATAAAATAGAAAAAATAAAAGAAAAAATTAAAGAGTTAGACACACAATCAAGATCACTTGAATTAAAATACAAAGATATAATCAATAAATATCCGGAAGAAATATTATAATATCAGCGAAATGTTGCAACTTAAAGTATTACTATACATATAGCAGATTAATAGTGGAATCACTACATACGTTTTATATGTTGAATCATACAAGTTATATAGATTTTATACATTTGATTATTTTGATGTTATTTTAAATGAATAAATGTTTAACAATTCTTCTTAATTTTACACAAAAGATAAAACTATTATTGATAATAATCAAAATAAAATTAGATACATCAATAGTGTCATTAAACAATTACATGATAATTATGGGTATTTAGAAAAAGATTATCACGAAAAATTTATTTAATATTTTGAAGGAGTGAATGATGACTACAACAATGAAAGACACATCTGTAATATTATTCCTAAAACTTTAAATTGTAAATAATGCATATTCAAATGGTACTGATATTATTTTTAAGGTTGGCAATATGGAATTTAATGATGAACAAATTTTAAAAGCAGTAGAAAATTATTATGCAGATTACCTTATATAAATAAAATAAAGGGGAAACATTTATGCTAAACAAATACATAATAATCGGCTTATTAGTGTTATCATTAGTTGGTATTTGTACATATTATTATAATGATACACAAAACAGAATATCTGAACTAATAGAACAAAATGTAAATCAAGAAGCTGTTATTAAACAATATAAAGAAGTAAATACATCCAATAAGAAAATAATTAAAGTGTTTTCAGATTACACTGTTAAGCAGCAAGCAAATGTACAAGAACTTAATATCAAGTTAAAGGAAACTGATGAAAAGAATGCTGAATTCAGAAATAATCTTCGTAAACATAACTTATCGTTAATTATTGAAAAGAAACCACAACTTATAGAAAAAGGAATCAATAATGTTTCTAAAAAAGTTTTACAAGATATTACTAATATCACTGATTATTAGTCTTGGAACAGCATGTTCAACAACGTCTAAAACTGAATACATTACTAAACATAAAATGGTTAAACCTGACATACCTATTGCTGCACGTCCATCTAAATTACAACTAAATTATTTAAGATTTTATGTTGTAACAGAAAAAAATTATGAAGAATTTAAAATAAACTTCCTTAAAGAAAATTCAAAGCTAACTTATATTGTTATTAGTGTAGATGATTATGAAAATTTAGCTATAAACATTTCAGAAATTAGAAAATATATTACACAACAAAAAAACATAATCCTTTACTATGAAAAGGCTATCAAAGAAAAACTAACTGATAAACAAGATAAATCAATTACAAATCAAACAAAAAAGGATAAATAATTATGTATAATTTTGGTAAAAACAGTTTAGAACAATTACATACATGTCATAGAGACATCATTAAAATCTGTGAAGAAGTTATTAAAATTTATGACTTTTCAGTACTTGAAGGTGTACGAACAGCTGAAAAACAATTAGAATACTTTTTAGCAGGTAAGTCAACATTAGACGGTGTTAATAAGCGTTCTAAACATCAACCAGATGAATCAGGTGTATCTAGAGCTATAGATGTTATGCCATACAAAAAAGGTACAAATGCTTTCTCGGGTGATACTAAGGATGCAGCAAGATTTTATTATTTAGCTGGTTTAATGGTAGCAACAGCAGCACGTTTAAAAAGTGAGGGTAAGATTTTCCATAGTTTAAGATGGGGTGGAGATTGGGATAAAAATGATGTATATACTGATCAAAATTTCGATGATTTACCGCATTTTGAATTAATTTAAAATAAATGAAAAAAAGATTGGTTTGTGCCTGTACAAATGTCACAGACTTTGATATAATAGAATTAATGGAGAAATATTCTGATATTAATAAGGATGCTTTAAAAGAATCGTTGAATATTGGTATTCGATGTGGTGAATGTAATAATAATAATAATAATTCACACATAATCGATATCAAATACAGTGATTTAATTAAAGAACTTGAAGGAGACTGATATGAAAGACATAAAGATTGGTACAGTTATTGATACGACCAAAAATGTGTATTTAAAAAATTATCTTAATGGTAAAATCATACTTAAAGAAGGTGATATTATTTTTTCAAATTCTATTATTGAAACAAATGACGGTTCAACTATGATTGAACTTTTTAATGGCTCAATTCAACCATTAGGCAAAAACTTTGATGGATATGTTATTGATTCTGTTATAGAACGATTTAATGATGATAAGCAATTAATAGAAACACTTGAACGGATTAAGAATTATGATAAAGATGATTTTGAACGTATTCATGATTTCAATAATTTCTTAAATGAAAATATTCCGGTTAATGAAGACATTCGTATTAAAGAAGAACGAAACGAAGCTGTAGATATTAGTAGTTTAATAGAATATACTGATTATAATGATTTAAGTAAATATTTTGATAATCATCATCGTGTTGTGATTAAATCAACGTCTAATCTATTTTTTCATTTGGATATATCAGATCATGATTTAGTAAACCTAAATGAATTAGATTATGTTACACCAGCAGATTTTGCTTAAAATAAAATAAAAAATAATTAAAAATTGGTTTACATTTAATAAAAAGTGTTGTATAATATATAAATATTAAATATACAAGAATAAAGTATTTAATATGTGTGTAAGTTTAGAAATAAATTAAAAAGGAAGATTACAATTATGTTAAGCCCTATTAAGGGATAACTATTCTGATTATTAGTTAGTTATCCCCGGAAAACAAATATGATAACTAACTCTCTGTAGTATAATGGTAATGCATACGGTTTGGGACCGTAAAATGAAAGTCCAATTCTTTCCAGAGAGACCAACACTGATAATCGGAATGTAAGATAATGGTAGTTCTCTCGCCTTGGAAGGTGCAGGTTCAAATCCTATCATTCTGGCCAACTATATTTAAGAGTATTAAAATAACATTAAATAGTATTTTTAAATATAGTAAATTTAATAATTGTTTAAGCCGAAATAGCACAACTGGTAGTGCAACTGATTTGTAATCAGTAGGTTGTAGGTTCAAGTCCTACTTTCGGCACCAAAATTAACGCGGTGTACGTCAGCGGCAGACTATTAGGCTCATAACCTAATGGACGAGGGTTCGAGTCCCTCCACCGCTACCAAATTAATGGGATGTGGCGAAGTGGTTTAACGCAGCGGACTTTGAATCCGTTATTCGTAGGTTCGAATCCTTCCGTCCCAGCCAAAATAATGGGATGTGGCGAAGTGGTTTAACGCAGCGGACTTTGAATCCGTTATTCGTAGGTTCGAATCCTTCCGTCCCACTAAAAAATATGTAAAAATATGTAAAAATATGTACATATTTAATTTAAACAATATATGTATTAAAATATATAAATAAAATTAACAAAACAAACAATTAACCAATAACTTAATAATAGGAGCAACGATGCTAACTAATGTAAAACATCATGTAATATTACGACTTAATGTTGTAGTCATAGCTTTGAGCGCACGAATTATTGGGCTATTCGGTAAACACCTATTTAAGGGTACTCTGAAGAGTATTTCTTAAAAATTTCTATATTAGAGATTTTTCAGAAGTATTCTGGGAGATCTCGAATAATTCAAACAATTTTAAGAGATTATTATGAAAAAAATCCATCAAGAACTATCGTCCGTTTTTTTGGTCGCTTTTGAAAAATATGTGGCAATCGGGGGTAATTTAAAAGAAGTTTTCTGGTTTAAATCAGAAAAGAAAAAGGAAAAAGATCAATTGAAAAATACAGATTTTTAAAAGGGATTATAGAGATATAGTCACAGTATAAATGTGTCCTTATAGCCCAATTGGTAGAGGCGATGGATTTAGAATCCATATAGTGTAGGTTCGAATCCTACTAAGGATACCACTCGGGTATGGTGTTTAATGGTAACATGGTTGGCTTCCACCCATCAGATAGGGATTCGAATCCCCTAAACCCACTCCAATGTCAATGTAGCTGAGATGAATTAGCACGGGTCTGAAGAACCAGATAGGTTGGATCGTTACCAACCGTTGACACCAATAGTTCTGTAGTATAATGGTTATTACCCGCGACTGATAATCGTGAAATTCAAGTTCGATTCTTGACAGAACTACCATTTTTAAGTGTTTTTATGAAAAAGAATATTTAAAAATGAAAAATTGTGAAAATAATTGTTTACATATTATGTTTTATTAGTTATAATAAATTTAACAAATAAACAAAAAAGGAAATATAAATGAAACGAAAGATGTTTGCTGGTAAAAAATCCCCACAATTTAATATATGGAATGCTAGCTCAATTGGATAGAGCACCGGGCTTTTAACCCGTAGGTTTTGGGTTCGACTCCCAAGCGATCCACCAAACTTTCGGGTTGTTAATTCAACGGTAGAATATCCGGCTTTTAACCGGTCTATAAGGGTTCGATTCCCTTACAACCCACCATTAGTTTTAAGTGTTTTTAAAAAGAATATTTAAAAATAATGCCATCTTACCTAATTGGTAGAGGTAAGTGACCTAAAATCACTCAAGACTTGGTTCAAATCCATTCGGTTACCTCATTTAATGAATAAATTGTTGAAATTAATGTAAATTAAATAGTAATATAAAATGAGTAAAATTGTAGAATTAAAAACTATATCAGATATTGTACCATATTTTAAAGAGGTTAGTGATTAATATTTACCTTGCTGTCAAGACTATTATAGTGATGGATGAAGTGCATTTGTTAAAGTTGATAATAAGTACTTTATTGTAGATATTAAAAGTGAAAATCTAGGAGCTAAATAAGACCACTATGATAAAGTTTATCATGTAGAAACAATCACTAATGTTGAATATAAATCAATCACTGAAGAAAAAGTTTATGATTATATTAACAAAGGAAGCACTGAATAAATTAATAATTGTGAAAGACGAATCAATGAACTTAAAGACTTATTAATGAAACCAAAAACATTAAAGTTGATTTATGTTATTATCACTGAATCAGCATTTGAATACATGTTAATAACATTAATATTTTTTATATTACTAACGGCTTACATGTAAAACAATAGCTATTGTTTTTTAATCCTAAAATGTTGGTTAGTATTAATGCCATCGGTAATAGTTACATATGGTATTTTTACTTGGACCATATTATGCAATATATGGGTTATTTAATGCAGAATATTTTATGACAACATTACTATATCTCTATGTTATTTCAGTGATGAATATTTTAACTTATTTGCCAAAAGATGTTAAACAATATTAAAAGAATTATAAAATTCGTTGATGGTGTATAAAGTTGGTCTGGACGGGTGTTCGACTCTCCCCATCTCCACCAAAAGCACATTTATAACATTATAGGGTAATTATATACAACAGATAGTGACTACAACAGACCTCATAAGTTTGGAAACATGTTGTATCTAGCCAATACATGTGGAGCAGGAGTAGTTATTAATTTATTATGTGAACTGTTTGTATAATTTTTACACATAAGTGTGCTCTTGATGGGGATGTACTGGTTTCGACAGGGTAATGTACGGTGCACCTGAGAGTCGTGTAAAGATTGAAGCACGTAAAATAAGATACATTTTAAAGATAAACGCAAATGATAATACTTTTGCACAGACTCGTTTAGTAGCGTAGTCTGTTGAGGCTGATTTAGTTCAAGTTGGGAGATATGCCTTATTAACAAACTCCCTCTTAATTATAATACTAGTGTGGTGGAATGGTATACACGAGGGACTTAGAATCCCTCGCTTTGGTATTGATAGTTCGAGTTCATATACTAGTACCAATTTTTAAATGTAAATAATAAAAATAATTCTTTACATATTATGTTTTATTGTTATAAAAGATTTAATAAATAAGGAAAATATTTTAAACTGGTATAGTATAACGGTAGTATAATGGATTGCAAATCCTTAGATTCCAGTTCGATTCCGGATGCCAGGTCCACGCCTTGTTAGCTTAACGGTAGAGCAATCGACTCATAATCGACAGGTCGTTGGTTCGACTCCAACACGAGGCACCAATTCTCAAAAGTACGTTCACGTCATGTAATAATAGTTGTGTGTACTATACATTAGACATCATATAACCAAAGTGTTACTTATTACATGTGTTTGATTGTATGTCAGTAAACGAATAAGAAGAAAAATACTGTTAAATTAGTATTTACATTTGTTTTAATTTTTAGTATAATATATCATAGTAAACAATTTTATGATATTTGTTATGGCCGAAACAGATATTTTGAACAAATTTAATCATATTTTTAATAAAAATTTACTTTAATTTGGTAGGAGTTACAATAAAGGCAAAACATATTTTAGAAAAAATTAAAAATAGACATTTATATATTATTGATTAACAAAAATCAATAATTTCGTTGAGTAAATATCATTTATGTGAATTTTTGTATTATCGTGATTTAGATGAAAAAAATTAGACCATTTAGAATCAATGTAAAAACAGATGACATTATAGATGTAATTAGTAGAAGAGATGAAAATTATTGGATAATCAACACAGTTTTGATCATAAAAACATAATTTTAATGTTACAATAAAAATATAATTAACCAGTTCGGTTAATGGATAAACCAAGGGTTTACGAAGTCATGACAGCGGGTTCGAGTCCTGCGCTGGGTACAACTTTATGAAGGATAACATATGTTAAAATATAAAGGATATACTGCTTATATACGATATTGTTATGAAAGTCGTACATTATGGGGTAAAATCAGTAACATTGATGTATTAGTTACATTTGAAAGTGTTGATGAAACAATTGATAGTTTAATTGAAGAATTTCATAATGCTGTAAATGACTTTATAAGTGATTTGATTAATACATTATACAGACGATAATGCAAATGTATTAATCAAATCACTTATAAGAAAGGACAGAATTAATAGTGCATTATTAGAAGTAATTACATCTTATAATAATTATAAGAGTCATATTCAAAGTCAAATTTTTAAATATAAAAATGATAATCTATCAAAAGAAACATTAGACATGAAAAATACATTACAATTATTGCGTAATAATATATCTACACTTTAGATAAACTCTCTTGTGAGCTATGATTTACACGAAGAAAAACAACGTATACTAACAGAATTTAAAGAATTATATGGTTAATGTTAATGATATTCTTAATGAAATAAATGGAAAATTGTGAAAATAATTATTGTTTACATATTATGTTTTATTAGTTATAATAAAATTAGCAAATAAACAAAAAGGTACAAATTATGAAAGATTTATTTAAAGTTAATGATATTGTTAAAATAAATTGGGATGAATTTGCTAAAGACTTTGGTACTACTACAAAACAATTGTAAAACACTTATTTCGATACTAAAGAAGCTCGAGAATTTGCCGTTAATGGTACATTCACAGTTAAAAATGTATACAGTTCAAATATATATGATAATGGTGAACCATATGAATTATATTTGTTAACTCCTAATTGCGATTTGACCCCAACTAAATTTTTAATGGAAGAAACAATCTTGGGTACAATTCAAAAATATGACCTTTCAATTGCTAATGATTTTGGTTATATTATGTTTGGTAATGAAAGCTTAATTAAAGTCTTGTATAACTTGTGCACATATTGAACAAGAACGTATTGAATGAGTAGTTCCAGATGAAGAATTTATTAAATCTTCTGGATATATAGCTTTTAAATAAAAATTAAAGGATTAAATATGGAGTATACATTCCAATCTGATGAATTGAAACAACATGTCAGAGCAATTAGAGCATTAATTTTATCAGAAAAATCTATCAAAGAGCGTAAGGAATTAATTAAAGAAGCTCGTGATGAAATTATTGAAAAAGTAAGAGAAGATATTAAACGAAATCCGGTTATATACAAAAAAATGGGTTTTCTTTAAAAAACCTTTTATCCGGAGATTTTTTTAAATGTTTATTCTGGTAGTTTTAAAATTACTATTGCAGATGGTGATTATAAACAACTTGAATATAATAAAAAAAATCATTAATTCAAATGAAAACAATAAATTAATTAATGATAATAATTATGAATTGATTCTTCTTCAAGAAGATATTAATATATATGAAGCAGCTAAAATATTAATTAATAAAATTCAATGCCCATTATACACAGCTATTGATATTAGTGAAACAATGCTTGAAAGAATTTGTTCAGCATTGAAAAATGAAGTTTAAAAAATGAAAATAACCATTTACATGTTATGTTTTAATAGTTATAATAAATTTAACAAATAAACAAAAGGATTAATAAAATGTGGATAACAAATGTATCATTTTATGATATTAAACATGGTAATTTTCCTAATCCAGGAAAGAATTCTATGTTGATTCAGATTGTTGATCCTTGTATAGAGTTTCCTATTCCATATGAAAATTGTACATGCTGTTTATCTACTATGAAGCCATATAATGAGTTCAAAGAAATTCATCAATTTACCTTCGCTGATGTAGACAATGAAATTGATATTGCGTGGGAATTCAGAATGAATACCGAACAATGTGCAAGTATTGTTAACTTATTACAACATGCTAAAGCAAATAAAATGAATGTAGTTGTACACTGTATCGCTGGTGTATGCCGTTCTGGTGCAGTTGTAGAAGTTGGTACTATGATTGGTTTCGAGGATTTAGGTGCTTATAGACAGCCTAATGTTTTCGTTAAACAGTCATTGATGAAAGGATTGGATTTAATTCCTGAATATTACGAAAAATAAAATGATTAATTTAATTATTAATTAAACATTAATTAAAATGTAAATCTTATGTTTAGATACTTTGAATCAGATGCACAATTCTATTAAATAATTAAATCTAAGTATAAATAAAACTTATGTTCCGTGTTTATTTACTCTATAAATCAGTTAATGACTAAAAACTGACACACAAACTTAAGTATATATTAAAATAAAATTTGGTCCAATTAACGGTTACTCTTAAACTTTTAATTTAATCAATAACTGTTGTACATACTAAATTTTATTTTTAAAGAACTTTGGGTCCAATTAACGGTTACTCTTAAACTTTTAATTTAATCAATGACTGTTGTACATACTCAAAGTTCTTTAAAAATAAAACACTTTTAATAGAAGGAAAATGAAATGAAATTAAATAAATTATTATTCGGTGGGTTCTCTGGTATCTTAATCAAAGATGCAAACCCATCTGAAGCTACTATATCTAAAGAAGCATTATTAAATGTTTTTGCTCAATTATCTGAAATAAATATTACTGTTAAAAATGCATCAGCGTTAGTTAGTATGACTGAAGATACTGCTAAGGATATGCTTACTACATTGTGTAATGTTCAAAATACAAGTACAAAAACTGGTACTATTTTCCGTATTGAATTTTTAACTAGTGAAGGTATCGAAGGATATACTACTAAAGACTTTGAAGCTATTTATGCACAATATTCATTAACTTATGGATGGAGTAATGTATTTGAGTCATACTTCGGCGAAACCCCTGAAGATGTAGTTAAGAACTATTTTGGTAACAAGTTGAAAAATGTTATTAACATTAATAAGAACAAAGAACCAAAAGAAGTTACATTGTATACATCATTTGAATTCGAAGCATTAATTAAAAATATTCTTGAATCAACACGTTCATTAAATAAACACGAAATTGAACTAATTAACAGTGTTCCTTATGGTGTACTACAGTTCGTATCAAATGATGCTTATATTACATTTAATGAAACAAAAAATATCGTTATTTCAAGATGCATTAAAGAATCAGACACATTACTTGCATCTAAATACTTAAAAAACCCAACTGATATTGTTCGGTTAGTTTTGTCAGATTTTAGTAGTCCTGAGATTACAGGCAAGTTCGATAAAAATGATTTACGTTCTATTAAATTATATATTCCTAAATCAGCGCGTAAGTTATTAGTAAACGTGTTAAATGGAATGAACGTTCAAAATGCGGCTGAAGATATGCTTAAATATAGACAATTCTGGAAAAGAATCGTTCGTTATTTAATGTGGGAACCTGTAACAAAACGAAATACTAAGTACAACTCTTATGCTAAAATGATTGAATTGTTGTATAATAATAATACATCATGGACATTTAATTCACGTTATGAAACAGCTAAATTATCGGGTGATTATGATAAAGCGATTCACGTTGCTGCAGAACGCCCAGGATTTTTAATGAGAAATCTTTTAGAATTCTTACGAATGACTGAAGGTTCAACATTTCCTGTAAAGATTGG